CTAGGAAGCCTCGGGGTGCGTTGAACAGCCGGTTGTTCACCATCTGGACGCCATCGGAACTGTAAATCCAGACGGGATAACCTGTACTGGTGATGTCATGGATATTGCATTGTTCGACCACGAAGTTCTTGCAACCCCGCACATCGAGCATCCTATCGCCAGCAGAACTCGTCCCGGTGATTTTACAGTCGTGAAGACCACTATCCGAACAGACCCGCCAGTCCATCTGAACGTCATCGCCGTCCCATTGGAAGGTCACACCGTAGAAGTTGACGCTGATAGGATCGACCTCGATAAGAGCCGGGTGATGATCCGTTGTATTGGCTCCAGCTTCCATGCGCCCGTTGATGAAACCCTCAAGGGCCACAGTCGTTCCGTCCGGGGCGCTCTCAACCACATGCCATTCATTGTAGTACCTGATATCATCCAGCGACCAGTCATCCTCGTCAACGTAGCCAACATACATTACAACGTCGCCCACAGCAAAGCCGGTCGAACTTGCCACAGTAACACTGTCATCGCCACGATCAGCCTCGACAGTGAGGAAGCTCTTGGCCATCGCATCATAGGCCCCATAGATGTCAATGTCGGCCTTCACAATGATCGTGCCAGGTCCGCGAATATCCAGGGACTTGGTGATCGTCAAATTACTTTGAATGCTGTACGAACCCTTCGGCAGGTACAGCACATCGCCGGACGAGGCCACGTCATGGGCCGCCTGGAATGCAGCTGTATCATCCGTCACACCATCACCAGTGGCTCCCCAAGCCTTAACATTAAAAGTTGGACCCTTCCTAGATTGCATTTCCTGGATCGTCACGGTGTCAGTAAATTTATACTTACCCCTAACAACATGCTCTCCAGAACAAATGGGTGTGAAAGCAAACAAAACCAAAAGGATAGAAAGTAACTTATTCATTTTTATCTTCCCTTAGACTATACTGATGTCAACACCAATCGAACACCAACCACATACAAACTTTGATCTGACGTATCTGACACTGTTCTTTTTATTGTTCCTCTTATCAAATCCCCTTTTGAGGATCCAATAACTGACCACCCAGATGTTTGCGTTGTAAGTGTATACTGATCTGTAGGACCACTACAAGAAACTTCTGTAAGAGAAGTATCCCTAATATCATTATCTACGTCTATGGCAGCAAACCCCAGTGACACAGCGAAGTTATTTGTATCCTTAGGCCCAGTGTAATACAATTGAGCATCTATTTGGTATGTCAAATCATCCCATCCATCTGGCATGACGACTGTAAAACCAATAGAAGAATCGCCTGACTCTGGTAGTTTACATAATGGAAGTGCCTTTTGATCTAAATACTCTACGTAATCATTCGCTTTAGCATCAGGATCAGTACTGTCTGCCAACCTAACATACACTGTGTCAAACCCTAAGGCATCGTTATCACCCCAATCCCATTCACCCACGGATAAGGATCCCACAGTTGCTTCAACCAATGGAAAAGAATCTTCAAGCACTTCTAGGGGCTCTAACGTTATTGGAGTAGATCCACCACCATTCACTTCCAAGTAGTATTCAGTTGTACCACCAGTAGAAAGAGTCCATTGAAAAGCACTGGACCTAATGGAAAGATATGGTGAAAATACAGGAGATCCTGTCACCACTGCCATTGAATTTACAGGTATAAACACACTATTACTTTGTTTAATGGCTCCGGTTGTAGGATCTAAAACGGGATCTACATGGGTGTTAAGTATACGACCCCATGTACCTCTATCACCACCTACTGTAGGTGCTCTTCCAGCCATAATAAAATCCTCATCAACTTGGATATGCTATGCTAGTTACATCAACACTATGTAATTTACAAATCTGATTGTTATCCACTATAACATCACCATTCTCATCTTGTTGATACCTTACCAACACAGCCTCATCTGGGGCGGGTGTAACAGTAATACTCACCACACCAGTTGTATAATTAATAGTTCCTGATACAACATACACAGAACCGGTTGAGGTAAAGTTCCCTGATCCATCATCCACAGCTATTTGTGTGTCACCAGCATACACTTTGGCAGTTTCTGTTTTAACAGTTGTGGCCTCCAAAGTTGCCGAATACGTAGGGGCGGAATCCTCATCAGATGTTAAAACCTTCCTAATCTCCAACGTCAAGTGGTGATATGAGATACTAGTAAGAGCATCTATAGCCTCCACAATATTGGAATGATATTTAGAAGTCCCTAGTTTTGTTGTGGTACCAAGAACAAATTCTGTTCCTATTACATCTTCAATGTCTGATTGTGTTTGTGTTAAAGAATACCCTCGTAGAACTACAGCGTCCACCACAGCTACAATATATAGTATCTCGGCATCTACATACTCATACTTTACAGTCACCATGGATTTTTCATACAAGTAATCGGATAACGTAGCTTTGAATGTGGCTGTAGGTAAATACCAACCATCTAATAGCATACAAAGCCTTATGATATTGAAATAGGTGTAATTCGGTGGGGTCTCCTCGTTCTCTCCCCACACGTTAACATCTGCTACACTTCCATAGTTCACTATAATAGCTTCAAAGTCTTCCTTCGTTACAGCCCTATCCCCAGTAGAAAAGACATTAGGGGCTTCATTCCTGATCTCTTCTATCCCCTCCGCATCATCCCCTCCTGTCATTGTAGTGGCATTAGAAACGGTTATTGTAACTACGGCTGAATCCTCATCGTAGATGATATCATTTAAAGTTGTAACTTTCTCTGTTTCATATACATTACCATCTGCACCATCTGTTTGGATGTATTGAATAGTAATTGTAGTACCAGAGATTGGAACCATCCCTCTCACACCATCTCCAAAAATGATAGTAAGAGTATCATCCAATTCTGCTCTTAGTTTGTAATCCGTGCTAGTAGTGCTCGATGATATAAATGAAGAAACCTTTGTCCATTCCTCACCGGCAATAGTAACTATAAAAGCTTTAAATCCCACAATCGCAATATGATCATCATTCTCTACAGATGTATCATCAATAACATACTGTTGATCTGTAGAACCATCCGCTGCATAAGTCGATGTTACCAGTGTGCCTTGAATTGCAGTAACATCAACAAAGGTCTGACCAACCTCTATTGTCACATCTTCCACAGTTACAAACTTCATACCATTAACAGTTTGACATTCGGTGTACTGTGGGATGAATATTCTCTTGGTATTAGTTGCTGCTATGGTAAATCTAAGTGTACCAGTTGCTCCTATCTTCCTTTTAGGTTGATAGTTGATTAGGCGAACCAGCTCTACCACACTAGATTTATTTTTTGCAGTACCAATATAGACTTCTTCTGCCCTCCTCTCCAAATAATACATTTGAAGTTGAAGACAAACAGCAAAGAGTTCTATGAATGTCATTCCCGTAGTAGATTCATAGGCATCTTTCCATGCATCTTTTGCCTTTACAATGTTTATTAAATCTTGCTTTATCGTCTCGTAGTCATAACTGGTATAATTCAGATTGAAAGCCATGCTTTAATCCTCAATTGGTACTGAACTTTCCTTTGTATTGGAATACTTGGTCGTACCCATTAATGATAAAGGATACAGCAATCTCCAATGAGTTGTTATCGGGATCAGACACAAAATCAACACCCCTAAGACTAACTCTAGGTTCCCAAATAGAAATGGTCTTTTGAATTTCCTTGGCAGCAGAGTCTAATGTTTTATCGTTCAATGACTCGAAAAGAAAATCTCCGAGCCCGGAACCAAATTCTGGTAGCCAAAGCCTTTCCCCCTTTCTAGTCCTAAGGATATTGTCTATGGAAGTTTTAACAGCCTCTACATTTATAACTATTCGTATGTTTCCTTGTGCACCTACTTCCACGTTTTGATGTAAATCACTCCACACTGTAACTGCCATTTCGTCACTCCAAGTAGAAGTTTTCTACTTCATTCAACAAGTACATCTCTATCTAAGGGTGTTATTTTCGCCCCACAACCAGCAACAGCTTCCTCTGTTAAAATCAATTTACCATTATTCTTAGACCTTGTAGTGATAGCGGTGATGGGGGTTGTTCCATGTCCATCCCTGGGACAAGAATGTAAAGCTCCATTAACTGCCACTATCTCACCATTAACAATTAAGGTCCCCCCACCTGATGATATGATACTACCACCATGATCGGATGAATCCCCCACAACTGCTATCTTCTTTCCCATTACGTGTTGATCTCCACAGTGGATCCAGATATTGTAACTACACCATTACCTTCAATATCAATATCACTACTTCCTGTGATATTTACATCCCCACCACCTGTAACGTTCACCTCCCCATTTCCAGTTATACTTATTGATCCATCACTATCCATTGTTATTAAAGACCCCGTCGGATGATTAATTTTTATCGATTCATCCTGATCATCAAAGATCACCTCTAAACCAGTTTTTGTTTTTAACACCCTTCTGTTAGGGTAATTAGTTTGGGAACTACTAGGGATACCTAGTGTTGCTGTAGGAGCCTCGGCAAAATATACTGGTTGGTAAATGTCACCATCTTCAAAGAAGATAAATACAAAGGAGTCTACCTCAGGAACTGCAAAAAAACCAAAACCAGAACCAGAACCAGAAAATATAGGGTATGCTGGTTTAGCCCAAGGAAGATCAGCAGTAGCAATACCTACAATAGATGTTCCCGTCTTGGCAAGATCTCTAGCAGTATCCTCTCCTACTAGCATGGAATACACTTCTACTTTTAACCTCCCCACATTATCTGATTCTGATACATCAGTAGCTAATACCTTACCTCTGTAAATCCCATTGTACTTCAAAGTCATGTTCTCTTCCTTTTGGAAATCGAAGATTTAACTAACTTGGTTTCCAAGTCACCCACATTATAACCATTCCTAGTTAAAAAAACCTTACTCATGTATCCCATACCAAAAGAATGTATTACTTTTTCTACTAACCAAAAGCCTTGGTATGTCAAAGAGTTTTGATACTTAGTAGAATACGGTGTGGTAAACTTTACATCTGCTGTATCACCAGGACATATTGTAGGAAGTCCAATTGTATCGATCCACATTTTAGAAGCATCTACTGTTCGCTTCCAATGCTCACCTGCCACAACACCTTGGAAGTTGTTTGTAAAATCATTACTCACACCATTCTGAAGCGATATACTTTCATCTGGATCATCATTTGAAATGGCAAACATTTCTGTTAGTGAATTGAAGTTATCCAAATTGACAGAAGAACCTTTTAGTTTAGATTCATCATAATCAAAATACGTATGGGCCCTAGTCTTGATTCCTAATACACCATTCGCTTTATAATTGTCTACTGCCCTCCAATTAAACACAGGGTAGTAGGAAGGTTGTGCTGGATCGGAAAATCTTGTGTTGTCACTACCAATTATAAATCTATGAGTTACTGGAGAGAGTATAAATTCTGACAGACTTTTAAACACAAAGTACTTTTTTGCTTTTAGAACTTTAACAAAACAATAAAATGCTGGTTCGTTATGCTCACCTATTACATTGTTTTTCAGGTAAGACAAGAACTGTGAATTGGTCCAATCCGCCTGCACTAAAGGTTGGACATAATTTAATGCAAAACTAATATCAGTTTCATCCACACCTAACTCAGTAGCAATTGCCTCTAGTGTAGTTGATATCTGTTGGTTGAATCCTCTAACAAAACTAGGAGTGAATAAACTATTGACAGCTAACAAACCTTCCATATCAAATATATTATCAATACTAGGAAACCTTCTATACACATGAAAATCATAAGTATTGAAGAAATTAAATCCTGTTCTTCCAGCAGAGATGTCAAAAGATATGGTTCGTATAGCATCTAAAGGTGTAAGGTGAGTTAGTTCTCCAGAAGCATCACTTACCTTCATTCTTACAGAAGGAAGAAATCTATTCATATCACAAGTTATAGTTAACTCCTGAATACCTCTAGGATCTACAATTAATGTATAATCACCATAACTTATCCTAATACGATAGCTGTCCGACACTCCAATAGTCATCTCACTCTATACCTCTTATTGAATTCATAGATGTCTAGGATATTGGGTATTTTAATAACAGTACCCGTAGTAAGCTCTGTCATGGGATCTTCAATATTATTTATCAAAAGAATGATCCACCAGTATTCTACTGACCCATACATCTTATAACTTATTAAATCAGGTCTAATGGAATCCACATCTTCCATCATGTAATACGATGGATCATACTTAAGTTCAAAACTAGATAAACTATGATCCAAAAAATCAAGCTCTGTAGTTCCATCCACTACTGTAGTGTTATAAAACTTTAACCTGTTCATTTAATATCTCCTCCCTTACCACTAGAAGGAAGTACATCATATATCAAACCAGAATCAGGGGCTTGTCCAGATACACCACCACCCCTAATAGGTTTGTAAAAAGCTTCCCCAGTACCATACAAATCTTCCTTCGTAACCATCTCGAAGGTTTCAAAGGACACAGTAGCAACACCATTAGTAGGATAACCACCCTTCGCAAAATCAGACATCTCTACTGCAACGTCTCTAATGATGACAGAAGGAAATCTAAATAGCTTTCCTACTTCTATACTAATCTCTTCCAAGCCTTCCCCTCTTATGTTTCTTATGTTGTCGAGAAAACTTGCTTGATATGGATCAGGTCCCGGTGGTTCTAATGAAAATAGATCTCTCGTCATATTATATGCCTTGCTACCGAGCCCAGCAGATCCACCTACATTATTCTTTGCCTGTGCTGGAAGGGCCATTTGTTGAAGTTTTATCAAAGGTAAAAGGACTTCAAAGTATGCATCGTTTATGGCAGCAAATTTTAATGGTAATGTTAATGAGATAGGAGAACTACCCATCCACATTCTTCTAGTAGCCCATTTACTAGTAAGAGCTCTTCGTGTACCTAACTGAAGAAACTGCTGTAAGGTTTGACGAATAGCTCCTACCCCAAACACAGCTCTCCACTCGGAAGTAACCCTCAGCCCTACTTTATCCTGTATGGTAGAAACTATATTTGTATTTAGTCTTTTACTGTAGATATTAATGAGATACTCGGATACAACATCACCATCCTCCGGGTATCCATAGGAAGCCTGTTCTCCAGAAGATGGACCAAAAGGTTCCTCCTTTTGTTTTGAATTAACTATACCAGTTCCGGTATCACCATTTGTAACGGAGTGCGTAGTAATATTTCCCATCTGTCTCACCTATTGATTTCGTCTGTTCTTCCACTCACACCCATAGCCTCTTCAGGAGTTTGTATTATATCGATACCTCTCTTCTCTAAAACTCTATCTATATTAGTGAGCTTCTCCAACATTTGCTTCTCTATAACCCTATCAGTGTTGTTTGATAACGCATTGATAAGATTATGAAGTTCTTCAACAAGCAAACTTGTTTCCTCTAGATCATATTTACTAGACCCAACTCTAGGTCCTAATGGCACAGCTGGAGAAGGAAGTTGAGGGGGAGTACCAAAACCTAAACTTTTCCACTCTTCTGCTGACTCATCTGGTGTTCTATAATCTATTGGTGAATAAGGTTTCATCCCTAACATTGCCTTTGTTGGGGAGGTTTCTTCCAACGAGTTTATTTGTTCATCTAACCTAGACACCATTCTAGTGTCACCACGAGCCAAAGCTCCTTTTTTGGCTTCCTTAAGGGCAATCAAAGTTTCATTGTGCATGGCAGAAACGGCAGCGTGTTCCTTTACCACACTCATTACAGATTTTGCTGCCGTAACAGTCACCACAGCCGCTGTAATCGCCAAAGCCCCTATCAAACCACCCTTTAAAGCCTTTGAAAAACCACCAGCCAGTGCCGCACCTAATCCCATACTCTTAATATCTTCAAAAAAACCACCTACAGAACCACCATCTCCACCTCCTCCACCTAACTTTTTCAAACTCGCTGTTACATTTTTAGTCCACTTCGCTTTATGTGCCATGTCATTAAAAAACAACGACATACCAACAGCGATAATTTGAGGTGTAACTACACCTCCTCCTCTCATCCCAGAAGGCGTTGCAGATGATATCATAGAAGGGACACTAGACGCAGATGCGGAGGAACCAAACCCCTGGATAGAAACACGTGGTGTAAATGTGGGGTCACCAAATTCTTGGGCTGATGAGCTAGGAATTTGTTCGCTAAATAAAGCCCTACGCCCCAGTCTCCCAATACCACCTAATGCTCTTCCACCTAAACCTAATCCCCACTTTGTGACACCAACACCTGCTCTTGCGGCTGTCAACCCTCCATAGAGTGCTCCAATACCACCAACTGCCGCTCCAGCCAATGGTCCTAAAATGGGTTGGGCGGCTCCCAATACTACACCCAGAGCGGTGGCTTTAGCACCAAACACTTCTAATCTTCTTGCCCGTCTTTCTAATTTTACATCTTTTTGTGCTCTTCTTTCTGCCCAACTTAACTTAGCAGAGTATGTTAAATCCTTACCAGCAATTCCTGTTTTTGTGTGGATGTTGGAAAGCAATTCGCTTACCGCTGTGGAAGAACTAGCCTGCTCCACAATGGCTTCTTTTACATCATTAATCTTGGTGATTAAATTATTAAGCTCTACCAATTCTACCTTAGTAGACTTTGTAATTCCCCGACCCTCAAACACCCGAGCGATGTAACGTATTGCTCTCTTTACATCCCCTAATGTATCAGAAAAATATCTTTCATCTTCAGTATCACGATATGCTTCTAAAACATTTTCAAAGAATGGTATGTATTCTTCAGACAAAGATCTCTTAATCAAGCTAGCTTGAACCGTATCTTTTTTCTTTAACTTTGGAGGTCTCTGTGCCATTTAACGCCTCTTTTTCCTTCTTGCTTAGTTACTTCTTTTTCTTTTCTCTTCTGCTCTATTAATCTTCCATACAACCACTCCACATTCCTCATATCCATTTCACTAAAATCCAAATGAGACATATGGAGATAATACTGGAGATTAAATCTCATCTCCATTAATTGATCATACGTCCTACCTAGGTGAAAGAAGGTCGAGAGGACGAAAGGGTAATTCTACTTTCCCCTCATAAGCACACTTAGGGCAAGTATAGGAAACAACCATATCTGGACCATGCTTCATTTTGTCGAAGGTGGAAATGATAGTATTCAATTCTTTCACATTCAACTCTTCCAACATCTTGGTTCTCTCTATGACATTTGTATCATCAACAAGAACCTGTGCATATTGAAAAAGATAAGTAGACTCACCAGATTTAGAATAATCCAGTATGGCCATTTCATCTGCAAGTGTCATACATCTCATCTTGACAATCTTATCGGACAACCCAATAGAGTAGAGCCCCGCAAAATCATCCGATAGATCTGTGCTAGAAATATCATTCAAATCAACAGATATGGTAGACGAGATAAGACATTCTTCACAAACAAGTTTAGGAATGGGATACTTGGATCCATATGAATTGATAGCCTGCCAAAGGATGATGTAGTTAACATCCCCAGAGGTTAGTTTAAGAGGATCGATTCCTTGAATCGTATCTGAAAGCAAGATGAGTAACTTCTTTTTGAGATTAGAAGTACTCATCTCCGCGATGAGTTGTTGGTCCTTCCCCTTAAGAACTCTTACCCTGATCCCTTCAGAACCTATGTCCTGATAGGGTTTTAGATCTGAAGGTAAATTCAATGGAACAAACATTTGCTTTTCCTTTCCTAGTCAACACTAAAACAAACTACTGGCTATTCTTCCAATATTAGCCACGACATTTTTAATGCCTCCCAACCCTTGTTTGATGTCGTCGATACTCAATGATATATTACATCTCAACACATCCTCCTTCCCATACGCCGGTTCATACACTGGCATCTTAACTGGAAAACACCCTATTAAAGAAATGAAATTAGTTCCTACCCCAGTCCGATCCTCCATCACAATACTAACTCTCCGTTTGTAATAAGAGGAAGGGTTATAGTACCCTTCCTCTGAAACTACTAAACGTCTCCATGCTAGAAAATAGGATGTAGTGACATCGGGAACAGGAACTATAAAAGTCATAGAAACCTGATCTATAGACAACTTACTACCGAACGATTTGGTTTTGGCACCTGTTATTAGTTTAAACAATTCGGAGATATCATAGTTGCCAAATCTAACGGATTGACAATAGCGATTCACCAGATTACTTTGTATTGCTCCTAAAAGGGGAATAGGCATTGTCTCCATTCCAGGCAGAAAGATACTCCAAAGGTATTCTCTCTGTACTCCCAAATAATCTGGAAAACCAGTTAGACTTCTAGCCAAGGTTTCCATTACGCTACATACTCCCAACGATCAAAACTAATATCTATACTAATTTTCATTTCATCTTCTGCTGACTGGTCCAAAGCCACCTCACCCATTCTTTCAGGATAGAAACCAATTATCTTGGTTCTCAATGCTACTGTACCAGCTTCATCGTTGTTAATCAAATGAAGATACATATCCAATTTAATGTTTGCTTCACCATAACCGGTTTTGGCATTCACTACTTTATCCAACCACTGGTAAAAGGAAGTGAATATCTCTCTATCCTCACCTTCTACAAATACCATAGACATGGTGTGGCTATAACGAAGCTTGCCTGGGTATGCTACTCCAGCTGTCTGTTTGAATGGAATTAGAATTTTACCTACTGCCCGCTCCGGAATCGAAGCCGTTTGGCAACGAAGGAGCAGGGTGGTAGATTCCCCAAACGGAGGGTTCGGGATCATTACCTCCCACAAGTATCGTCTAGCCGGACTGGTAAGGTTGTTGGCTAACGCATCTGCTGACATAGTCGGCATTTGTTATCCTTTCACACACACGTATTACATCGATTTCCTGTACTAGGGTGGTCCTGGAGGGACCCAGGAGTAGATTTTTAAGGGTTCCTGGGCCCATAAGTCCATATGCCATTCAAACCCTTCCTAGGGGTTGTATAAATCCTCTACTTCGTAGAAAGTTTAACAGCCCGCATGGCAGCTTTGTACTCCTTTATAATCTTGCTAACCACTTTATATGCGTAGTTCTCCATATCTGCCTTATCAACATCGTTGGGCAGAGGAATGGTACGTAGTATATTTGCAGCAATGTCATCCGAGGCATCATCAAGAGCACTAATCAGAAAACTCTTCGCAGTGCTCTTGGCCTTACTCTCCATCTTCTTCGTTAGGGTATCTGGCAACTTTGTCTCATTCACCTCCTTCTTTTTATCACTTTCACAGATCTCACCGAGCCACAATTGAAATCTACTTTTCTCTTTTGCATCCTTAGCCATCCTTACTTACCTTTCTAAAGCTGTACACCTTGTGCGATAAGCTCCTCGAAGGAGGCACCAGCGGGTGTAATAATTGTTTGTAGTTGAATAAACTCGGCCGCTGAAATCGGCTTCACAAATATGTCAACATGAAGTTCATTAGCAGCAAACACCGCAGCTGTGTTATTTGTATCATCACACAAGATTAGGAATCCATCATCGCCTGATTCTGTCTGGAAGGCACCTTGTGCCGACAACCTATCTAAATAAGTCTCAATGAGAGAAACAATTTGGAATCTAGTAAACTCGTCATTACTCTCAAACACAAAATCTTCAAGTGCAATTGCAATCGCTTTTTCAATGGTGATCAGAAGTCTACGCACATTCAAACGATCCAGTGTCGAAGCTCTCTTCTGCTGAGTCTTCTGGCCCCAAATCACTGTGCCTCTTCCTCGGAACAACTGAATTGGGTTGAGCCCAGCAGCATACAAGGTATTTCTTTCTCCTTGTGTATATGTAACATTAACACCTAGAGAATTTACCTTACCACGTCTATGTCCCGCTGGGGCGTTCCAAACATTCCTGATGTAATCGTTGTAAGCGAAAGCCGCGGCTGCATACCCTGACGGGGGAACGTAAACCTTCTTATCATTATAAGCATCATTAATTCTAGGCCAACCAGTGAAC